TAGTACTATATCGGGAGCAATTACCTCAACAACTGCAGCTGGAGGCGGTCGCGGAGCTAGCTACCAGTCTAGCACTGTTCGCTATTCGGCTACCTCAGGCGGCGGTGGCGCAGCTGATGGTGGCAGTAATAATCTATCAGGTGCAACGCGAAATCCTGGCGGTGATGGTGGTGACCCCTCCTCTAGCAACGTCGCAGGTGGTGGCGGTGGTGCAGGAGCTGACGGTCAGGACGGCTCTGCGGCCCAGAACTCCGGGACCTATGCGCCGTACGGCGGTGCTGGGGTCGCAACTTACTTGACCGGATCTGCTGTTTATTATGGCGGTGGTGGTGGATCCCACGGGACGTTTATCAATCAACCAGGCGTTGGTGGAGCTGGTGGAGGTGGCAACGGCAGTGGTGGATATGCCAATGGTTTCGCCGGCCCCGTCGCTGGTACTAATGGATTTGGTGGAGGCGGCGGTGGCGCCCAAAATGTGGCTGGGGCAAACGGTGGATCTGGGGGAATTATGATAAGAATTCCGTCATCAGTTGTCCAATTTATTAGTAATGTGACAGGTAATCCATCTATTTCTACTCACACCATAAGCGGAACATCTTATAAAATCTATGCATTCCAGACACCTGGCAGTTGGATTTTGGACTTTAGATAATCACTTATCCCACACTCTTATTATCCCTTAAATGGAAGCAATTGTTTCAGCTGCCGTTGCCGCAATCGCCGGCATAGCTGCTCTTACCACTCGCATTAACAACAGAATAACTGATTTGGATCATCGTGTTGACGGAGTCGAATTGCGGATTGCTGAAAACTATGTACCGCGTTCTGAGCTTGCAGTTGAAATGGCCAAGATTGAAAATCATATGATCCGAATTGAACAAAAAATCGACCAACTTACTATTTCTAGATCATGATTACCCTTATTCGCCCTATCCTTTTTTCTTTCATCCAGTCTAAAGCTGTTAAAAAGCTTGTCATTGATTTGCTCGAAGCACTTGCTAAGCAAACTGATAACACTATGGATGACCAAGCTGTTCAACTGATTCGTTCTAAGCTTCTGTAATATGACGAATCGCAAGGCTACAGAAGACCAATTTAACGAGCTGCATAATCTGGTTACTAATGAGTTTCTAAAAAGGATTAAAAGCGGCGAAGCTACAGCTCAGGACCTGAAAGCAGCTTGCGATTGGCTACACAAAAATGACATCAGTGGGGTTGCTTATGAAGGTAACCCTCTCGATAAACTTTCCACCATTCTACCTAAAGTTGATCCTGAATTAGTTCACTCTAGACTCTATCCTAAAAATTAATGGCTTTTACTTATAATCCTAATAGCGCTTCCCGTGTTGACGTTAGTGCTGGGGCTGGTCTTGATGTTCCAGTCCATGACTTTATTCAAAACAGCTACAACGCAAGTAACCAGCTTACTTCTGTTGTTTTTAAGCAAGGAGGGTCTAGTGGGACTGTTGTCGCCACATTGACGCTTGCTTATGACGCTAATGCCAATCTTACTTCTGTCACTAGGAGTTAATTATGGGTATTCGCTTTAACCCGTTTACTGGTGACCTTTACGATGACCTGAATTCAGGTGCTCAAGGTCCTGCTGGTCCGACTGGTGCTACTGGTCCGGCTGGTCCGGCTGGTCCTACAGGTCCCGCTTTAGACGCTACTGTCCAAACCCTTAGTGCTGTTTCCGGTACTGTTGACATCGATTGGTCTGACAATTTTTTTAAACATAGTCCGACAGGTGCTGTCACTTACACATTCTCAAATATTGAGGCAAGCGGTACTCATGACTCGATTGTTCTTGAATTGAATATGGGTGCTAGCGCATCAATTACTTGGCCAGCTGCAGTTAAATGGCCAGCCGCTACTGCACCAACTTTGACTGCTAGCAAGACGCATACCATCATTTTATCTTCTATTGATGGCGGTACAAGTGTTTATGGTTCTACAATTCTGGATTACGCATGAAACTTCTTTATAACGTTACTACGGAAACTTACTCGTCACTTCGTGCATTACAAGCTGCATATCCGAATGTAAGTTTTGCTAATCCTGTTACTCAAGAATCTCTTGATAACTTAGAAATCACTGATTTTGAATTAAGAGAACGACCTGAATCTCCACCAGAACCTGAATTTGTTGAAGATCCTAGAGATAAGCGTAACATGCTTCTTCTCGAATCTGATTGGTCTCAATTACCTGATTCTCCTGTTGATGCTTCCGTTTGGGCTACTTACCGGCAGGAATTACGTGACCTGCCTTCACAAGAAGGTTTTCCTGACACCATTGTTTGGCCAGTCAAGCCGGGAGGTTAATCTTGACTGATCAACTTAGACAACGACTTATTGGCACTACCGGCGGTCTATCTGATCCTAGCTGGGAAATTTTAGGATCAGATTGGTCCAATCTTTCAACCCACATGAATGAAGGTACAAGTGATAATGGTGCTGCTGACATGGCACTTTTTAAATCTGCTGGGTATTGGCCATTTATCGCCGCTGACAGAATAAGACTGAAGGATTATGCTTCCACCAATAATTCTACTTCTATGGTTTTTCTTCGTGAACCATATACAATAGATATGACTAAGAGATTTTGTTATTATGTCTCTTATGTCTTGACTTATACTACCAGCATTTCATTTCAAAGTTCATTTAGTCTCCAAATAGTCCAGCAGAGTAGATCATACAATGCATCTACCGGTTCATTTTACAGTAGTAGCACTTACTCTGACATGATGAAAGGTTGGACTGGAACTATAACCCAAGGTTCTGCATGGTATACAACTGGTGTCATGTTGAATAGACCGACTGCTGCTGGAGTTGATTATAATTACCCTTTTTTAACTAGAACACATTCTAATTCCAATGATCCTAGTACATATGGTATTTTTTATGTAGATTATGATCCTAGTACTAAGGGATGGGAAACAAGAACAAACCACAATGTTTCAAAAGCAAATATTCTTGCAAACGGCCTTTATACCTATAAACCTACAAGTGCTGCTGATGTAAGTTATACTTGGGATTACGCTGTAAATGCTGATGCATCTATGCGTAGTGACACTATATTTTACCCAGCCTTTGGTGCAGGTAACACCAGTTCTAATTACAACCGAGGTGGTGGTGTGCTTATCGGTATGGGTGTAAAATACTTGTAATTATGAAAAGCAGAACCTCTAGGTTCTATGCCGCTAACCCTGAAGCTGCAGCTAAACATCGCAGCTATATGCGTGCATATAACAAACGTCCTGGACAATCCGAATACAGATCAAAACTAAATAAAGCTAGACGCAAAGCTGGTATCTACGGCAAAGGCGGACCTGACATGTCACATGACAGCAAGGGACGTCTAGCCCGCGAATCTATGAAAATCAACCGTGCTCGTAATGGACACGGTAATAACAAACGATACCGAGCCTAATGACTCCTTTGCTTCCTACTCCTGAACATTACTTGTACAACTTAATTACCATGAACAGTTCTATGTCCAAAAAGATGTGGCGACAAGCCCTCAAAGAACATTTCGACTGCACATGTGTATATTGCGGAAAGACTTATGAATTATCTAATCTTACTCTCGATCATGTTGTTCCTCGCAGCGCTGGTGGTGAAACCATATCCACCAATATTGTACCAGCCTGTCAGAAATGTAATCAGAAAAAGGCAAGCAAACCCTACTTAGAGTTTATGCGTACCACGTTTGGTGTAAACCGTTTACGTGAGTACGTTCTAGCTAAACATATTCAATAATTGCACTTAGACAAAGTTTTATGCCACTCCGAAAGGGGTGGTTTTTCTTATGCCTATTCATTTTATTAATAATGCTGCGGACGAAGTTGTTCCAAAAGTTGAATCTGGATTATTGAGTGTTCATAAATTCCTATACGACGGCAATGGTGTAGAAGGTAAAAGTGGATCTGCACCTTATAGGGCCATTGTTGATAACGGATCTCGTATTTTAAACGTAGTTTCAGAGGAACTAAATAAGGAACAAGATAATCCAGTTTCACAACTGGTAGCTGATTATTTAACAACAGATCCTGCAGAAAGTATTGGACGACCAGTTTTAAATGCAGCTGGTTTTAATGAAAACTCTATTAAGGGTCTTCTTTTTTTACCTGGACTACTTGGCATGGTACGCGGCAAAGCCGACGTATCAAATCTCAAAAAATTAAGTCCTAATGATCTTGCTGTTGGTAATTTTACAAACTCTGTAGAAAAAGCTTTTGCTAAAGGACAAAGACAATACGTCAAAAACGGCGAAATTATGGATGCTGGATGGAAACCAGCAAATTTTGGATCTGGTTTGTATGAAACAGCGCCTTATAATCCTGCGCGTCGTCGTGAACGTAGCGCTGAAAGACGTGCTCGTCAACTTCAAGGGACAGCAACTAAGGAAATGTTTATTGAGGCGTTTGGTGAAAATATCGGAGTTGCCAGATACAAAGATTACAAAAAAGCGTTGCTTAATATTTTCAAAAATACTGATCCTTCTAAATTTGATGTTGATCATATAAGTAGTTTAAAATTTACACCGGTTCATCATCCGACAAATATGCGACTACAAAATAAACATCGTAATCGTTCAGAAGGAGCACGCGAACTTGATCAACATGTAAAAAATGTTTTGTTGTTGGCTGATAACATACAGGATCAAATTAAAATTCAAGGTCCTAAGGTTACACCATACATGCGACAAAACATCCTCAGAGGCGGCTAGAAGCCCCCAATAATTGCACTTAGGTAAGTATCTACATGTCCACCGTTTTAGACGCCTTACAGGGCGATTTCAAGCTGTTTCTGCAAGCTCTGTGGGAGCAGCTTGACCTTCC